CCGAAGTGAACGTGGTCCGCATGGCGTTCGGCATGGGGTCACCGCTGGCACTCATCGGCTATGGGATCGACGGCCGGGCGGAGTTCATCCGACAGGCCAACATCATGCGCGGGAAGGGTATTCCGTTCGTGCTGTCCGTCGGCGGGTCGGCCGGTGTGCTGGATCTGACCAATGCCGATGCGTTCGTGGCGAGTTGCGTTGCGATCAAGAACGATCTGGGCTTCCTCGACGGGCTCGACTGGGACAACGAGAAGGGCCCCAACGTTCCGTCGCAGATCCGTGCGATCGAGAATGCTCTCGTCAAGAAGTTCGGTTCCGGTTTCGCCATCACCTACACTCCGGGCGACATCGACACGTACCTCAAGTGTGCCGTCGCGTGCCACCAGGCTGGCCAACTCACGTCGTACGGGCAGCAGTTCTACGATGCCGAGGTGTCGGTGGATGCAGCCGCCGGGCGGATTCAGCAGGCCATCAACGCGGGCATCCCGATTCAGAAGATCAGTGTCGGGATGATGATTGCCTCGGATGCCAAGCACTGGACGAACGCGCAGTGCAAGGCGAACATGATCGAGTTGCGTCGACGATTCCCCGAACTGCGTCGCGTGTTCCTGTGGGAAGCGTCGAGGGCCGGAACGGCTCAGTGGGCCGCTGACATGAAGGCCATCGTCAATGCCACCTGAGCGGCCTGGAGGATACCCCCTGAGGGGTAACGTGCGGTAGGTATCGCGCCCCATGTTCTCCATCGCCTGTGGGGTGCGCCGCCTCCGCCGTGGCGGCGAGACTTCTTCCTGACGCGTAACAATTCATCAGGAAGGGGCTCGTCGTGGCGGAACGCAGTTCGATTAGCCAGTCAGTACAGATCGGCGTCGAGACCGTGCCCGGCACGTCCGTTGCCGCTACCAAGCGACTCCAGTCCCTCGGCTTCAAGTTGGGCCCGAAGGTCGAGTCTTCGACCGTTCTCCCCATCGGTCAGAAGTACCCTTCCCTGGCGATCGTCGGCAAGGAATGGTCCGAGGCGGATCTGTCCGGCATGCCGGTGTACACCGAGTTGCCGTACATCTTCTCGTCTCTGATGTCGACCGCGACGAGCGTAGTCGAGACCATGGACGCCGCGATTCACACGGGTGCCTTCACGTGGACGTTCGATTCGGCCACCTTCGGCGACGACGCTCCCAAGACGTTCACTCTGGAGCAGGGTTCGTCTGTCCGGGCCCACAAGGTGACCAACGGCATCATCACTGCGTTCAACCTCGACTGGTCTCGTAGTGAAACGAAGATCGGCGGTACCCTGATGGGTAACGCGATCACCGACGGAATCACCATGACCAGTTCTCCGACCGGTCTGGCACAGATCCCGGTCAGGCCTACGCACTGGTCTGTCTTCCTCGACCCCACGGCGGCGGCTCTCGGTACCACGAAGTTGACTCGCGCGCTCAAGGGTACGATCAAGATCTCGGATCGGTTCGGTCCGTTGTGGGTTGTGGACTCGGCGCAGAACTCCTTCGTGAACACGGTCGAGATCGAGCCCAAGGTCGAGTTCTCCGTCATGCAGATGGCGGATGCAGCGGCCATGGCCAACCTCACCAAGATGCGCAACGGTTCGACCCAGTTCCTCCGGCTGGTTGCTACTGGGCCGAACATCTACACCAACGCTGGTGTGGTTCCCAATCACACGTTCACCATCGACATGGCAGGTCAGATCAAGGACATCGAGCCGTTCGAGGACGCGGACGGCGTGTACGCCATCACCTGGGACTTCGCCGCCACCTACGACTCGGTCTGGAACAAGACCTACCAGGTCAAGGTGTGCACGACGACCACCACGCTGTAGGCTCTACCCGAGCGGACCGGACACCTGCTCACTCCTGGGACGAGGCCCCTTCCCACCCTGCGGGAGGGGGCCTCGTCTTGCTGTAGGCTCGATCCCGCGCCGATGGTGATCCGGCTCCACGAGACCCCCTCAGTTGACCTGAGGGGGTCTCGTCCGTTGTGGCACACTTCGCTCATGCGTATCAAGGAAGCCCTCAGCGACATCAAGGATCTGGTCGTCGAGTTCCCCGGCGGAGGTCGCCTGAACATCAAGTACCGGCCTTCGTCCTACACCGTGGCAGACCTGTCCGATATCGACGAGGAAGCCAAGAAGGACCCGTACCGCATCATTACCATGATTCGTGACATGGTCATCTGGTGGGATCTCGAAGACAACAGCGGAGAACCCATCGCGCTCGCGCTCCCCCCGGGGACTGGCAATGTCATCACGAGTGATGGCGAGCAGGTCAGGACGAAGTTCGACAAGAAGGAACTGCTCAAGAAGGATCCGATCGCGCGAGAAGTTCCCATTACGCTCCTGGTCGGCATCATTCGCGCCGTGAACGAGGACCAGAGCGCGGGAAACTGACGTCCCTCGGTCGCTGGCTGGCGACCGGGGGAGAACTTGGCGAGGCTCCTGAATGGTGGGCACTCATTCAGGCCTCCAGATACCTCCGCGTGCCACCATGGGAACTGGCCAAGAAGCCGGTGTGGTGGACCAGGATTGCGCTGGCAGCCATGGACGCGGAAGCCAAGGAGCAGAAGCGTCAGTCGGACAGGAAGGGTGGATAGCGCGCAGTGCCCACGGTCGCTGAACTTTCCGCCAAGATCGAGATCGACAACATGGTCGAGGCCATGGCCGAACTCGACCGGTTCGATGCGAGGCTGAAGGAACTTGGCGCGACTGAAGCGGAAACGAAGGTCAAGGTTGACACCGCTGAAGCGATGGGTGAGGTCGACGACCTCCAGTTGGCGTTGTTCAGCCTGGATAATGATGACATCACGGTTCCGGTGGAAGTGCCCATCGCCAGTGGGCTGGCTGATGTCGAAACGCTTCGTGCTGCCCTGGAATCGTTGACCAATGCCGTCAATACCAAGGTCGATCTAGATACTGGTGCCGCGCAGGCGGAGATCGAGAATCTGCGTGCGCAACTGCTCGCCATCCAGAATGCCAATGTCGCCGTCAATATGGACATCGGTGCGGCGCTCGCGCACATCGCTGAACTGGAACTTGCGCTCAAGGCCATCCCGGACGAAAAGGTCGAGATCAAGGTCGATCCCGACGGTCAGGCCGTTCGATGGATCGATCGGCTTCGTTCCTCATCGTCCAGGGCCAGCAACCAGGTCAACGCGCTGGCCATGTTCATTCTGGCGCTCGGTCCGGCTCTCATCACGATCGGCGCGGTGGGAGCCGCCGGTGTTGGAGCGCTGGCAGTGGGGTTCGCTGCGGCTGCTACTGGCGCTGGCCTGTTCGCTGGCGTGGCCGTCTCGAACTTCGGCGGAATCTCTGATGCCCTCACGAAGATGCAGTCTGCCCAGAAGGCTTACAACCTTGCGGTCACGGACAAGCAGAGGGATGCGGCCCTAGCCCAGATCAAGGCCGCCTACGACAATCTGAGCCCGGCCGAACAGAAAGTGGTCGATGGCGTCCATGCGCTGTCGGGCGCGTGGAGTACGTTCGCAACCCAGTTCAAGCCGGGCATGTTCGCCATGGCGGCACAAGGGTTGCAGTTCATGGCGCAGCAGATTCCGCTGCTGACTCCGCTCATGAATGGCATGATGACGTCGGCACAGACCCTGGAGGCTCGGTTCATCGCGGCTTTCAATGGTCCGTTCTGGCGTTCGTTCATGGCAACCATGGCGCAGATCGCCGGTCCCGTGATGACCGCGATGGTGACGGCGTTCGGAAACATCATCAAGGGCCTGGCCGGGATGCTCCAAGCTTTCGCTCCCTTCGCTGTCGGATTTGCGACTGGGTTCCAGGACCTCACGGCCAAGTTCGCTGCGTGGGGCATCCAGATGGGGCAGAGTGAAGGATTCAAGTCCTTTATCAAGTACGTGCAGGAACAGATGCCAGCCGTACTGGGATTCATCGGTGCGCTGTGGAAGGCTCTGGTTGCCATTGCGCAGGCTGCGGCCCCCATCGGAGCGGCTCTTCTTCCGATATTGACCGGCTTGGCGGATTTCATCTCCCATCTGAATACCTTGAACCCCAATCTGCTGTCGTTCTTCCTGGTTCTGCTCGGAGTTGGATCGGTTCTGGTCAATCTGATTGGTCCGGTCCTTAACATTGTCAAGATGTTTGCGTTGCTGACCGGCGCGGAGACGGCGGCTGGTGCAGCGGCTGAAGGAGCAAGTCTCGCGCTCGGATGGTGGATTCTCATCATCGTGGCGGTTGTCGCTGCGATCGTGTACTGCTGGACCCACTTCGAGGGGTTCCGCAACGTCGTCAAGCAGGTGTGGTCAGACATCGTGTCGGCTGCGCAGGCCGCCTGGCCGATGCTGGTCGCCGCGTTTCACAACGTGGTGGCATGGCTCCAGTCAACGTTCGGTCCGGCCGTGAGTGCTGTCGTGCAGTTCGTGGTCCAGGAGTTCAACAAGTTCCGGGACTGGTGGAACCAGAACAGCCCGATGATTATCCAGGCGATGCAGAACATTTGGACGGTGATCAAGGTCGCATTCAGTGCGATCGTGGCCGTCATCGGCGTTGCGCTCGGCGTCATCGTTGCAGTCTGGAATGCCGTGTGGCCGGGTCTCTCGTCGATCCTGGGGGCCGTCTGGAACACCATCAAGGGTGTTATCTCCGGGGCGATGGAGATCATTCGCGGGATCATCACTGTGATCTGCGGGGTCATCACCGGAGACTGGTCGGCGGTCTGGTCCGGGCTCGGCAGTATCCTTTCCGGTGCATGGGGAGTTATCTGGGCCATCATCAGTGGAGCGTGGGGTGTCATCGCTGGTCTGTTCCAGATGCTGTGGGGTCTGATATCTCCGATCTGGAATGCCATCTGGGGTGCACTTTCGAGCGTTGTCTCCACGGCGTGGGGGGCGGTCACCGGAGCCATATCGGCCGCGTGGAACCAGGTCGTCGCGATGTTCAACGCGTTCAACGGAGTACTTCTAGCGATCTGGAATGTGATTTGGGCCGTCATCGGCCCTCCGGTTGAGGCCGCGTTCGCCATCGTGTCCGCCATCATCAATGGCGCTCTCACCGTCATTGGTGCCGTCTTCAGCGCGATCTGGACCGTTGTGTCCACGATCTGGAACGCCCTGTGGTCGGCCATCGAGCCTCCCGTCAGCGCGGCGTTGAACGTTGTTCAGACAGTCGTCAGCGCCGTGCTGACGTTCCTGTCGAACTTGTTCACGAGCATCTGGAACGCCATCACTGCGGTTACGAGTGCTACCTGGAACGCTATCTCCAGCGCTATCTCCAGCGTTATCTCCACCATCAGTTCCGTCATCTCCACGACGCTTTCAGTGATCTCTTCTCTCTGGAGCAACACCTGGAGCACGATCTCCGGAGTTGCCTCCAGCATCTGGGAGGCCATCAAGGGATTCGTGACGCGTGGCGTCAGTAGCGTGAAGCAGTTCATCAGCGACGGAGTCACCAACTTCCTGAACCTATGGAAGAATGGGTGGGACAACATCGGCAAGGCTGCCAGCGAAGGCATCACCAATGTCATGAAGTTTATCAGTGAACTTCCTGGCAAGATTCTCACCGTCATCTCGGACCTGGCCGGGAAGATGTACAATGCGGGTGCCAATCTGCTCAGCAAGTTGGGCGACGGTATCCGAAACGGCATCTCCAATGCCGTGAATGCCATGAAGGATGCGGTCGGCCAACTCACGTCGTTCCTGCCGGGTTCTCCTGCGAAGCAGGGGCCGTTGTCCGGTCGTGGCTACACGTACATCCGGGGACAGTCCCTGATCCGGGACTTCGCGAAGGGCATCGACATCGCCCAGCCGCTCGTGGCGGCTGCCATCGCCGACGTCGCCATGACGACGACCGGCGTGAGCCAGCCCTTGCCCTACGCATCGAGCAGCACGAACTCCAGCATCAACATTGTCGTGGCGGCTGGAGCGGTACCCGTTACAGTGGCCCCCGGGGCATCGGGTGACGATGCGAAGGCGGCGCTCGGATCGGCCGGTGACGATCTGGCCGACCAGATTCTCGTTGCCCTGAAGAGGAGGTAAGCCGTGGCCACGACCATCACCACAGCCAGCCACGGTGATTCCCTGTCCGGATCTCCTGAGAAGCGGATCGATGTCGCACCTGACGGAACGCTCTGGGCCGCCATTGTGGACTCAGGACGCATTCGGTTCTTCTCGTCCTCGAACGGTGGGGCCACGTGGTCCACGTCATCGGGCAGCGACCTATCGCTGGGTCATCATCAGGACACCGCCGTTCCTTCGTTCTTCATCGACGCGGACGGCTATGCACACATCTCGTTCGTGCGCTGGCAGGCCGATCCTCAGGTGGTCATCTACGCTCGCGGCATTCCTCGTACTGGCGGTGGCTGGTCCTGGTCGCAGATCACCATCAGCCCTGCGTCCGGTCGCACGGGCGTTGACTCCGATCTGGTGGTGTTCCGTTCCGGCACAGGCTGGGTGGCATGGGTTTCGTATGACATGTCCGCCACTGGAGGCGCCAAGGTCGCGCAGGTCACCATCTCCCCGACCGGAAGCCTTTCGGTCACCGCGACACAGCATGGGCCGAGCCTCGCTGGTGCTTCATTTCAGTACGGGTCCATAGAGTTCGCGCACACGGGCGACGGCAAGACGCCAACCGCCACTCCGCACCTGTTCTACGTGGTCGCCTCGGCGGTAGGCGCGGCCCCGCTCTACGCCCACAAGTCCACCTACTCTGGCGGCGTGTGGACCTGGCAGACTCCCGTGAACATCACGTCGTCCGTCGAGATCCGAAACACCACGATGGTGTGCGATTTCGACGGAGCGTTCCTGATGGTGGCGTGGGCCGCCACCAGTTCCAGCGTCATCAACGTGTCCGAATGGGACGTATCGGGAACCACCGTCACGGCTCGCAATCCACCGACCGTCCCGGGTGGTACCGGCACCATTCTCGGTATCTCGATGGCGATCGACCCGGCTACCGACGACGTTCACCTGGTGGCGTACGGGGCCACCATCGGCAACATCATCTACTCGAAGTTCACCAGGGCCAGCACGACATGGTCGGCCTGGGCCACGTCGGTGACCCGTTCGGCCTTCGGCGACGATGGTGACGTTCAGGTGGTGCGTCACCCGCAGCGCGACAGCATCGACATGCTCTACTCGAACGGCAACGGTCCCTACACCATCTTCGGGTCTCAGGTCGTTCCCCTGACGCGCTCGCCGAACGCGCCGACGCTCGTGTCCCCGGCTAACGGGGCGACAGCAGATCTCGCTTCCGGTGCAACGTTCTCGTGGCAGTACACCGCCGTTTCTCCTGGAGACACGCAGCAGGCGTGGGCCCTGCGCAGGGTGTACGGGGCTGGCCCTACCACCGAGTACTGGAACGCTTCGTCCCTCGCGTGGGGCGGATCGATCACCTGGAACACAACCGACCTCAACAACCCCTACAAGGCTCCTTTCCCGGCCGGGAAGTGGACGACCGGCACTACCTACACCTGGTCGGTGATGACTCGCTCAGCGACGGGCGCCGGTTCCGGCTGGGCCACCGACAGGACTGTGACCGCAAGCGTGGCACCGTCGGTCGCGGTCACCGCGCCGTCAGGACTTGCCTATGGCGAATCGACTCCTCTGGTGACGTGGACCTACACCTCCGTGAACGCCCAACGTGACTTCCAGGTGAGAATCGTCCCCACGTTCGGCGTCACCATTGACCCCAACGACCCAGGACCGGCCACCTGGGATTCGGGCGTGATCGGCTCCGCCGTGGCGCGTGCCATCCGGGTCGTGACGGCCCTGACGAATCAGGTTTCGTACCGCGCATACGTGCGCTGTACTGACGTGAACGCGGTTCAGTCGGCGTGGATGTACTCGGACTTCACGGTATCCATCGTGCCCCCGTCCGGTCCGTTGGCAGAAGTGCTGGATCAGATCGATTACGACAGCCAGGTTCCTCGGGTTCGGCTCGATCTCACGGCGCGCTCCAACTTCCTGGACGGATTGCAGTGGAACGGCCAGGCGAACTGGGTTGTGGATGCCAACTGTACGTTGGCTGTCCAGGCAGACAACTCGGCGTCACAGTTGCTCGCGTCGCTGAAGATGACGTCTTCCGCGAGTGGTGCGCTCAGTGCTCGCACTGCCGTTGGCCTTCCTCCCACGGCTCCTTTCGGCAAGCCCCAGCCTACGGGGCCGCTCTCGTTCCCCGTCACAGCAGGTAATGCCTACACGGCGGTTGCGTCCTTCAAGGCCGCAGCGGCCATTCGTGCGTGCCGGGTGAAGATCCGGTGGTACGACCATGACGATGGCACCGGAGCCCTTATTTCCGAGAGCGTCGGTGACCAGATCACTGCCTCTACGTCGGCCTACGTCCAGGGTTTCGTCACGGACCTGGCGCCACCGAATGCGGTACTAGGTCGCATGGTGGTGGAGGTTCTCGGCACATCCGGTGCGGGCGAGATCTTCTACGTGAGCCGCATGTCGTTTCATCCTGGTCGTGACCAGAACTGGCAGATCGGTGGATACGCCGCCACGCAGACTCTCCGGGTCGAGCGGAGCGATGATGGTGGTGTGACGTGGTCCACCATCATTCCTCGCGTCAAGCCGGATCTGTATCAACATGTGGTGGCCTTCGATCGGCTGATGCCGTACGGAACTGATGTCCAGTACCGCTGCTACACCGACGTCGACCCGGGAACGGGTACGATCCTCACGTCCGACGTGAGTCCCACTTCGACCATCAACATCGAGGGTACGTTCTGGGCTATCCGCGATCCCGATGACGACGAAGCCGAGATGAACGCCTACGTGACCGGCTACAGCAGAACCGATGCTGAATCGTCCGCAGTGAGTCGTCCGGCCGGACGTTCGTTCCCCGTCGTGGACACCGAGGGTCTCCAGGCAGGAACGGGACAGATCACCATCTACGTTCCACCAGGTCAGATCAACAGTGCCGTTTCGGTGTTGGCCCGCACCACACCGATGGTGGTGCAGACGCCCAACGGGCAGATATTCTACGCCCGCTTCCCGCAGCGTTCTTATGACGTTGCCGACCTGCGGGCACGAGTCATCACGGTCGATTACCTCGAAGTCGAGGCGATTACCTGATGTGGTTGACATCCCCCGCCTACAGCACGGTCCTCAACTCCGGCGCACGCCGATGGTCCACCAAGGTCGAGGTACTCTACAGCGATGCCGTCGTGACGACTCTGACGGTTGTTACGGACGGATCGGTGAGTATCGACGAGGTCGCGGTACGTCGCTCGCTGGATCTCACCATGGTCGATCCGGACGGCACGCTGACTCCTGCCGATGCGCGAGACCTGTTGGCTCCCAAGGGAACTGAGATCCGGGTCTACAAGGGACTCGACACGTCTCCGGGAACCACGGAATGGGTTCCGCTCGGCGTGTTCGGCGTGGTGCAGCCGGTCGTGTCCGCACATCAGCCGGGTACCGTCATCAAGGTCAAGGCATTCGATCGGGTCGATGCGGTCCGCTCGCGCCGGTTCGAATCTCCCTGGAAGATTGCCTCAGGTACTCCTACCTACCAGGCCATCACTGATATCGTCACGTCCCGACTGAATGTTCCCGTTCGCGTCACGACGACCGGGAGCACCACGCCGGAAGTTGTCTACGACGAATTGAGTGATCCGTGGGACGCAGTGCGCGCCATCGCTTCAGCGGACAGCCTCATCGCCTTCTTCGACCCGCTCGGCACGCTCGTGGTCGCGCCGGACGCGGAGACGGAGACGGGGATGGAGTACTCGCCGGGGGATTCTTCATTACTCCTCAGGAGCGAGAGGTCGCTGAACAGCGACAAGACCTACAGCGGAGTGATCGTCAAGGGCGAACATCCCGACGTGGATCCGATCCGATCGGTTCTGTGGGATACCGATCCCAGATCGCCGACCTACTACTTGGGTCCCTTCGGAAAGCGACCGTACGGCTTCTCTTCTCCGCTGATCACCACGCAGAGCATGGCCGACACGGCAGCCGCCACGATCCTTCCACGCGTCACGAAGATGCGCCAGGAAGTGACACTCGACACGATCGGACATCCCGGTCACGAGATTGGTGACGTCGTTCTCATCACGGATGCCAAGTCTCGCACGTCTGGTCGCTATACCATCTACGGCGGCAAGGTTCCGCTGCGCATCGGTCCGATCCAGTGGAAGTTGAGGGAATCACTGACATGACCGACTCGGTTCCTGAACTGGCTGCGGAGATCTCGCCGGACGACGCACCTCCCGCGATGTCAATGCGCGTGGGCGTGGTGACGGCAGTCGAAGTGGGTGGATCCCGTCGGTTGCAGGTCGACATAGCGAGCGACACGTGGTTGAACCGACTGCAAGACACGCAGATCCAGTTGGGTGATCGGGTCAGCATCCTTCAGCAGGGACCCGTGATGCTAATCATCGGTCGCCTCGAAGGGAACGACGCTTTCACACCGGTTGGATCCGTTCTGCCATACGCGGGTTCGAGTGCGCCCATGAACTGGCTTCTGTGCGACGGGTCAGCCGTCTCTCGCACCATCTACGCGGATCTGTTCGTGGTGTGCGGAACAGCGTACGGAGTGGGCAACGGCACCACCACCTTCAACATCCCGAACATGTCCAACCGATTGCCGATGGGCGCCGGTGGAACGTACACGCGCGCGAGCACGGGGACCGGCTCGGTCACGCTCGCGACTGGAAACATGCCCAGCCACAACCACACGCTGTCTGGCTCGTCTGACAGCGCGGGTTCGCACGGTCACAGTCTTTCCGGTTCGGTCGGTTCGGGTGGCGGCCACAGTCACTCATACACCAATGCCAGCAGCACTCGGGGCGACATGCTCGCGTCAGGTGGATCGACCTGCAACAACGGATCGTTCGGATCCTCGACCAGCAGCGACGGAGACCACAGCCACAGCATGTCCGGCTCGGCCGACTCGGGCGGTGGCCACACGCACAGCCTGTCGGGCTCGACCGGCTCGAACGGCTCCGGAACCGCGTTCACCACCACCGGCCCCTACGTGGCATTGCAGTACATCATCCGTGCGACCTGACGAAACTGGGCCCT